TGCAATAGTTAATCCAACGTCTGCAAGCGGGGTTCCGTGGTAGACATAACCTGAAAGGAGATCAACGTGGCTGAAGAACAAAAGGTCATTACGATTGACGATGTAGAATACACTGAAGATCAACTGAGCGATGTTGCAAAGCACTGCATAAATCAGATCAATTCTCTTGATGGAAAGATCCGAGGACTTGAGCTTAACATAGAGCAGATGCAAGTTGGTCGTGCTGGATACATGGAAAAGTTGAAAGCTGAAATAAAGGAAGAAGAGTAATGGATAAACGCACTGTATCATCTGCTCACACGCGCATTGATGGATTGGAGAAGGAAATCGTGGCTATTAAAACCGAGATGGATATTCAATTCAAAGATTTGTTTAACCGCGTAAAGCGTTTAGAAGCAATTGTTATTGGTGCGTCTGCCTTCATCATAGCGCTTCTTCTTCGCATAAATATGATGGGCTAATGCTCTGCGCGCTCACCAACATACTGGTGGGCGTGGCAACCTACGGGTATTTATATACTGCTTGTATATATCGCTGCCCTTCTGGGATCTGGCATCATTATCCTTATACCATCCGGGTTCCCTATAAGGCTCCATGCTTGTCTTACATCAAGATAGGTAAAGACACATGATAGATCCTATCACAGCCATTGCCGGTGCTACGCAAGCTTATAATCTTGTACGCAAAATGGTTTATGCGGGTCAGGAACTAGAGAATGTAGCTGGCGCTCTTGGCAAGTGGTATGGCTTTGCGGCTGATCTGGGAAGAGCGGAGCAACAGCGCAAGAACCCGCCAATATTTACCAAGCTGTTTTCATCTGGCTCTGTGGAGCAAGAGGCTTTGCAGATTATTATTCACCAGAAGAAGCTGGCCGAGCAAGAGAAAGACTTGCAGCAAATGCTGAACAATAGATTTGGCTATGGCACTTGGCGTGAGATGGTGGAGCTACGGCGCAAGATTAAGAAAGAGCGAGAGGATACATTATACCGCCAACAAGAACGGCGTGCTGCATTCTTTGAAACTGTATTGGTTGTGTTTTTATTGCTTATGCTTGTTGCGATTATCGGCGGCGGCACATGGTTAACCGGGCTTGGCGCTGGGTGGTGGTAGATGTCTGACGGTGTAAGCGGAATAGGATCTGCGCCGTTTAACGTGCAGTCAGACATACACCAGCAAACGCAGTCGCGTGAGCGCATAGAGGCGCATCTAACAGAGCAGCGTGTAGAGAAAGCGCACAGAGCAAACCACAACCACTTAGAGGCTCTGGCAAAGCAAAGATTTGATTTGCAGGAAAGTTATGATAGGTTCGGACGCAAGACAAATGCGGATCGGCCACAGGGAACGAAGTTAAACATAGAGGTTTGACATGGAAAAGATACTGGCTTGGAAGATCATGCCGCGTCTTATGATGCTGGTGATGACCATAATGTATATCCGCGTTTTGGAGTGGGGGATGAGCCTTGATGACTTGTCAACGCAACAATCCGCAATGATTAGCGTCTGCTCTGGGGCCATGACGGGAGCTTTTGCCGCGTGGCTGGGGTCTGAGAAATGAGTATCTTTACCGCTGCATTAGGGCCGATAGCAAACCTTGCAGGCTCTTGGTTACAAGGCAAAGCCGATAAGAACGCTGCTGCTGCGGAGCTAAAGCTAACTGAGGCGAAGGCGAAAGCCCAGATATTATTGTCTGAAAAGACAAGCGTTGCTGACTGGGAGCGCATCATGGCAGAGGGCGCAAAATCGAGCTGGAAAGACGAATGGTTCGTAGTAATCCTGTCTATCCCATTGATTTTGTGTTGGATTCCGGGCGCGGAAGGCTGGGTTGACCGCGGCTTTCAGCAGCTTAACAAGGCCCCGGACTGGTATTTTTACAGCCTTGGAATTGCAATTTCAGCCAGTTTCGGTGTCCGCGGGGCACAAGCCTTTTTTAAGAGGAAGTAGATGAAACAAAACTTTGATAAATGTTTAGAGATGTTGCTGCACCATGAAGGCGGTTTTGTAAATCATCCCGAAGATCCCGGCGGCATGACAAACCTTGGCGTGACTAAGGCTGTCTATGATGCTTGGATAGGTAGGAAAAGCACCGAGGCAGAGATGCGTGCGCTAACGCCTGCTGATGTTGCGCCGATCTATCGCAAAAACTACTGGGATAAGGTACGCGGTGATGATCTGCCGAGCGGCGTTGACTGGTGCGCGTTTGATTGGGCTGTAAACTCTGGCAGTAAGCGGCCAGCCAAGGCAATACAAAAGGCTGTCGGTGCCAAGCAAGACGGGGCGATCGGCCCTATGACATTGCAGGCTGTGGCTGACGTAGATCCAGACAGAATTATTGAAGCGGTGTATCATACGCGTCAAAGATTTTATGAGCGCTTAAAAACATTTGAGCATTTCGGCAACGGATGGACGCGCAGAAACAAAGAAACTTTGCAGGCAGCATTGGAGATGACTTATGGCTGAAGGATTATATGCAAACATTCACAAGAAGCGTAAGCGTATTGAGAAACAAAAGGCGGCGGGTAAGACACCAGAAAAAATGCGCACGCCCGGATCTGCTGGCGCGCCTACGGAAGAGGCTTTTGCGCAATCAGCAAAGACTGCTAAGAAGCCTAAGCGCAAATCAATGATGAGTGCTTAGCATGGGTGCGGCTCCAGAAAGAACAGGCAACAGCCCACGGCGGGCTGCGTTCCTGCAACGCATGGGCAAGATGGCTGGGCCAGAGAAGCGAGATGGCAAGGCAACGCCTTTGCTTGAGGCCTTGCGTGACTGGGGCGCATCGTCAAAGTCTGAGGCTGTGCGCAAGGGCAAGCGGATCTCAATGATTAACAAGCGGAAGAAAGAACGCGCTTAACTGTAAGCTATCAATGGAGATTAAAATGTACGGTAGTAAAAAAAAGCCAACTAAAAAATCTATTATGAACGGTTACGGGAAGGGCAAGTAAAATGCCCAAGGGTAATGTCACGCCAAAGTCTAGGTTGAAGCAGCGCGCCGCCGTTCTAAACAAAGAAATTACAAAGCTTCGCGGTAGTATAATGAATGACCGCCTCACCGACGAGGAAGCTGGCGGTGCTATGAACAGGCGCATTAATAATTACACTGCTGAGATAAAAGATTACCTTTCTGGGCCCATAGATCCAGAACTGAAAAAGCGCTACAACGCAATGCTGCAGCGCTTAGATAAGATGGACACTGGCCTGTCAAAGAACAAGCAGCGACAGGTGGATCAGGATCTTAGGCCTTAGCGTATTTGTATTTATCTACAGTGCTTAAACTTACGCCAACAAACTGCGCAATAGATCGGCTATCCCATCCTTTATTAAGGAAGTGGTGGATGTCCTCTATCTCTTTTTTCGTAAGCGGTAAGTTGCGCCATCCAGTGCCGCTCTTTGGCCCTGGCTTTTTACCAGAGATTTCTGCCTTCAAGTTTTCGATATGTTCACCTGACAGTTTACGCAAGGCTTGATTGCAAAGCCTCGCGTCCAGTTTCATTCTTTCCAGTGCCGTCATCAAAACGGTATTTCATCATTTAGCACTTGCGCTGATGCAGGCGCTTGTTGATAAGAAGGGGCTGGAGCTTGATACCCCTGCTGCTGAAACCCTTGCTGCTGTTGCGGCCTATTGGGAAATAGCGGGAAGCTCGCAATGCGAGGCCAAGTCTTGGGATCTTCTCCAGCACGATGCTGCAGTTGGATACGCACAGAGATGCCGTGATCCATCATAAGCTGGCGCACTTGGTTTAGTGCTTGTGATGCCGCAGGATCTTGATCCATTCCCTTTGGGACGTTCAGCCATGCTGATGCGCGCATATCTACAGGTGCGCCGTTGTGCATGAAGCCATCGATGTTAAAGCTTTTGACGCCGAGTTCTGGTTTAGTTGACAAGGTTATTCTCCTTTTGAGTGAAGCGCTCTATGAGCAGTTGGTGCAGATCTGGATAATCATTCTTCAATGCTTCCAGCGCTGCGTCTGGTGTGTTGCGGTCAATCTCGCTTAGCTCCCGCCTGCTATTTGCTGCGTTGTATTTCTCAACAAGATCTTTGCACCAAGCTATTGCTTGTTCTTTATCTGACTGAGGTGTTGCAGGCTGTGCTGCCGGTGCTGGCTGTGCCATTGCTTGCGTCTTTCTTTGCACTGCATCTATCTCATTCAATGAGGCGTAGCTGCCGCCATGCAGGCCAAGGCTGGCGAGCGCTCGGCCTATCGCAGATGTTTCCCCGTTTTCCAATGCAGATGTTTTGTTTACATTGCCCTGCCCGCGTATCTCTTCAGCCATGCCAGAGCCAATGATGGTGCCCTGTGCATTTGTTACTGTAGCTTTTACCACTACGCGCTGCCCATCATCCACAAGTATTTCTGTGTTGATGCCAAAGTCTAGGCCAAAAGCTTTACGAAAAGCTTCGACGCGCACAAAGACTTCTGTGTATTTCTTACCGCCACGCTGCGTTACACCGTGCGTGCGGTTGAGGTCATTGACCTCGTTCATTGCATTTAAAAGATCTGCCATCAAATTACTCCAAACATTTTCTTGGCTTGCATTAATACTTCTGGGTGAACATCTCGCCAGACAAAGCTGTCAGCAAAATGCGGATCGGTCAGGCGCAGCAGATCTTGTACATCATCTGCAACCTTCATAAGTTTCTCCCGGCGTTTGCAGGCTGACGCGATGTCACCGAGCGCACGGTCTAGCTCTTCTTCTGTGGGCTCATGCACTATATATCCGAGCCTGTTAGCATAGACGATGCGCGTCACAATTCCAGACAAATACCAATAGCCTGCGATCTGCATCATATGCGGTGCTTTGATTTTCTTTGGCAGTGAGTTCGCACGCGGGCTGTCTGTATCTGCAGCCTGATCCCATTGCGTCTTTAACTCGCACCGGCCATCACCGTAATCTGGCTTGCCAAAGTATGGCAACTCACAACCGGGCAGCGGGCCAAACAATTCTATTTCACCCGTGATCCTGTTCGCACCTTGCATCGCCTCGCGTACGCCTGCCGCTGCGTTTTCGCAGACAAGCCCGAACTCATTATGAGTTGGTTCTTTGCTACGCTTGCCTTCAGCATCGTAGTAAAGTCTCTCTCGGTTCTCAATGATGCGCGCATCTTTCTCAGTGTCGCGCCAGTCACCGCCCCGAAAGCCATGCAGCATATTGATTGCGTCTGCGTATGCATCTGAAGGTGATACTTCATCGACGAGTAACCGATCAGCATATTGCTGCACTGCCCTTCCGCTAACCATGTTTGGATTGTCGGTGAACTGCGTTGAGCCCATCGCATCCTTATAGTACGCACCTTGATCCAAGATCTTTTCGGCCCACGAAGTGTCACCTTCTGTTTCGCCCCGCAGTACCTTAAACGCTTCATCTCGCTGCACCCTTTGCACGGCCTTATCAAAAAAAGTCCAAGCATCTGGGGTACTTGGGTTGCTATGCCATCGATAATTAAAGCGATCAGCAAAAGCTGTTGAACCTTTCAGCCCCATATCAAATCTCCCCGTATTGACTGATACTGTCAAATGTATATGATGCAAGGAAACAACGCAAGGGGCGATTATGACACTGGAACAATGGAGACAGGCGCAGGGGTATTCTTATGCCAAGCTTGCGCAGAAGGTGGGTGCATCACATGCAACCGTGGCAAGGCGTTGGTGCCTGCCTGCCGATCACAAGGATCGGATGATGCCAGCGCCTAAGTTCATGCGGCTGATAGAGCTTGCTAGCTTAGGGCAGGTAAAGCCTAATGATTTCTACAGAGATCTGACATGAGCGGTACGAGCTTTTTATTCGTAGCGTTCATGCCGTTTGAAAGCTGGGATGATTGCCAAGCATTTGCCAGACAGCACAAGCTGCATGACTTTTCCGAGCAGTGCATTGGCGTTGATGCGCAGGGGCATAGAACTGATTACACGCAAGAGCAAAGCTTAGCTCCGCGCTGGACGATCAGACCGAAAGCGAGGCCAGTAAATGGGGGGTAAGGCTAGCCGGGATAAGGGCGCTGCATACGAGCGCGAGATAGTAAACTGGCATCGCGGCAAGGGCGTGGAAGCAGAGCGAATACCGCTGTCTGGTGCAATGAAGGGAAACTATGCGAGTGACATAAAGCTGGGGCCGGAATTGGCTTTGACTGCTGAGTGCAAGCGCAGAGCGAGAGCGTATCAAGATTTGTATGATGCGCTCGATCAGGACAACAGCGACATGCTGTTTGTTCGCAAAGACCGGGAGCGCACGTTGGTTGTGCTGCCGATGGAGACATACGAGGCTATCCTAGAATGGCTTGGATGGATTAAAACATGATATATCTTAGCGGTAAAAAAATAGAATGCTCTGAAAATATTGGTGTGATGTTAAGCTTTAATGTAGGTAAGCAATCCATGCAGGGGCATAGTTTATTTGCGGCAGATAATGGTTGTTACGCCTCACCTGAAAAATATTCCAATAATGGTTTTTTGTCGTGGTTAAATAAATTAAACCGCAAGGCCTGCTTGTTTGCAGTCGCGCCTGACATCGTGGGAAACGCAGAGCGAACTAGAGAGCGGGCTTATCCTATGTTGCCACGTATAAGGGAGTTAGGTTTTAAAGCAGCTTTAGTTGCTCAAGATGGCGAATTAAGTGATTTGATTAATTGGGGCGAATTAGACGCAATCTTCATTGGGGGCAGCACCGAATGGAAATTAAGTCAGGCGGCGGGAGATATAGTGGCCGCTGCAAAACGGGAGAAAAAATGGGTTCATATGGGGCGCGTGAACTCATTTAAAAGAATGCGCCTAGCAGCGGCCTTGGGTTGCGACAGTGTTGATGGAACATATCTCGCATTTGAGCCTGATAATAGAAAAGGAAAAATAAAAGAATGGATAAATCAGTTACAAAAACAACCATTATTGAGAATGGTATAAAATTAGCTTTAATCAGCGGATATATTGCAACGATACCCGCTGCAAATTACATGATTGGTAATGTCGGCACTGTCTGCATTCCTGATGGCCCATGCCTGATACCAGTTGGCTTTGGCGTGATGGCACCTAGCGGTGTTTTAATGATTGGCTTGGCGTTGATGCTTCGTGATGCCGTGCATGAGTGGCTTGGGCCTCGTTTTGCGCTCTATGCAATAGCAGTGGGCGCAGTGCTATCTTATCTTTTGGCAGATCCCTTTATTGCCATTGCATCGCTCGTTGCGTTTGGCGTGTCGGAGCTTAGTGACTTCGTTGTGTACAGCAAAATCAGGGATCGAAGTAGGACGCTAGGCATACTGGCAAGCGGGGTCGTCGGCAGTGTGATTGATAGTGTGCTATTTCTATGGCTTGCCTTTGGCTCTTTGGCCCATGTTGATGGACAAATCATAGGCAAGATCGGCGTAACTTGCATTGCAGCGGGTGCGTTGTTTAGTTGGAAAAAATATAGAGAGGAGAAATGAAATGCCATACACAGAACAAGGCACAGGTTATCAGGGCACAGACACCAGCAAGGCTGCTGCAGTGTCGGGTGCTGGGCGCAAGGTCACGCTGCGTGATCAGGTGCATGAATTACTGAAGTCTTCTTTGCTGCCGCTGAGCAGTGAGGAGATTGCTGCGAAGTTAAACCGGCCATACGGTAGCATACAGCCCCGGATCTCTGAGCTACGCAATGCCGGTAAGATCTATGACAGCACCATGCGGGGCAAGAGCCAGTGGGGTAAGGCTTGCATTCTATGGCGGGCGTTCAAATGAGCGACATCAGAAGCTTGTACATTAAGGGCGATACGGCTGTGTTTACTTTCCATGCACACGGCCAGAAGTGGGAAGAGCCTGCGAAGAAGTGCAGTACGTGTCACGGCAATGGTGAAGTGACAGCCGAGAAGGCGGTTGTTGATTACGTGAACGGTGGCTTTCTGAACGACAGCATTGCGACTTGCGAGGACTGCGACAGCTACGGCTGGGTGCCTGACTATGGGCCGGAAGAAGAGTAGGCCCGTAACGTGCAAGGGCTGCGGTTTCTTGCATGACTTAAACTTAGATGGCTGGGTCATCTTGCTTAGCGGCGAGTTGATCTGCGCCAGTAACCAGAAATGTTGGGAGACTGTTTGTGACTTACATCGAAGAATTAAAGAAAAGAAGCGCGCAGATATTGGAGAGCCGGGCGCAGTTGCGCGGGCCCGCGAACAAGCTGTACGAGGCGCTAGCCCAAAGGTGGAGCCAAATCGCTGGCGTACCTATTAGCGCTGAGCAGACATGCCTTATGCTGGCTGACATGAAGATAGCCAGAGAGATCTACGGCAAGCATGATGAAGACAATGTCGTGGACTTGGTAAACTATGCATATCTCTATGCAGACTTGGCGCAGGAAACGGCGTCTGATGCACAGATTATCGACACGTTGTCGCGCATAAAAAAAGGGGATTGACAAATGCCGATACGTCGATACGCTAACGCGAGGCCGCTAGGCCGAGATACTAGTGATTACACTGTAAGTGATTACAGTGCTAATACATACAGTGCTAAGCATAGTGATTACTGTGATTACACTGAAGATTACTCTAATATAAATAACAGTGTAAGTGATTACAGTGTAAGCGCAGGCAGTGTATTACTGTCTACGCTTGCGAAAATGTCACCGGCCTACAAGGCAGGCAAGGCGGCCAGCATTGCCGATCCGCTGGGGCACAGGCTGAGCAAGATCCTGCGCAAGCTTAGGCCTAAGATGAGTAATGATAGATACATTGAGATTGTAACTTCCCTGTCTGCAATGGAGCCGCTTGATCAGGCGCAGTTCTGTCACATCATTGAGGAGAGGTTTAATGAAGATGACCAAGCTTGAGGATCTTCACAGGTGGACGGTCACAGATTTTGATGAGCTTTTTTTGGAAGCTGCGCAGACCGAGCGCAATCTGCCATCGGCCACTCGCAAGCAGAAGATGTCTTCTTGGCCTGATTACGTGCAAAGCTGGAATGCGTATGGATGGACAGAAGCGGGCCCGGTTAGAGTTGCGCCAAGTGCTGCTGAGATAGATCGGCTGGATCTTGCGATGGATTTGGGTTTGCGGATGCCGACAGAGGACAGGCAGATTGTCTGGGCTGTGGCGCATAGTGCAGTCGGTAACGGCAGAGGGCCGAAGTGGACAAAGCTATCTAAGATGCTGGGATGCTCTCGGCATACGGTCAAAGCAGATTATGCTGCTGCATTGATTAGACTGACTTGGATTATCGATCCCAAGCGAGCGCGTGTTGTGTCGGAAGGCACAAGGCCAACGAATAGATCCGGTCAATTCCTGCCACCAAGGCCGAGAAAGTATGATTAGGCTAGGTGGGTCTATGAAAAAAGAAAAGCCCCGCTCAGGGGGCTTCTCTGTGGCTGTGAGGGCGTATTGCGGTTAAAGGATGCCAGCGAAGAACAGGCCGACGAATAGAAGGCCGAAGAGTGAGAGGGCACCGATGATGTCACCGATGATGCCTAAGCTGTCTTCCATGTCGCGCATCAGAGCGCGCAGTTTATTAAATGAGTTCATTTGTTGACACTCCTACTGGAAAGGTTTCGCCAGCTTCCATCATGCAATCAACGGCAGCAACCTTTGCATCTGAGATTGTCTCGTAGCTTTTGTTGCAAAGACCTTCGGGCACGCGGCCAACGAAAATGAAGCGGCCAGATGGTGCTTTGATAATTGTTGCTTTGGTAAACATAGCTTTTCTCCTCATTGTAGCTAACACGTAGATATGACAGATACTGTTACATTGCAAGGGAACAAAACAAAAAAGTTATTTTTCCTTGCTCAGTGTACCGAAATACGATAACACTTGGATATAATCGGCAGAACTTTGGGCCGGTTATTCTACCTTATGGATGAACCTCCCTTGATGCTAATCAAGAGAACCTGCCTCGCTCTCAGTAGCGGGGCTTTTTTTTGGAAAGAATAATGAAACGCGTCACAAAAGCAGTCATGCAAAAGGTCATAGACAGATTAGCGCAAGGCGAAACACTCGTGCAGATCGTCAAAGATCCAGATATGCCAACTTACAGAGCAATCACAAAGGCAGCAGTGCGCGACGAGGAACTGTGGGAAATGTACCGGCAAGGCAGAGTAATGCAGGCCGAATACTACACAGATCACATCAATCAGCTAGCGCTCTCGCCACTGCCAGAGTTCGATGACAACAGACTAGCCAATGCTGAAGTGCAACGCCGCAGGCTAGAGATAGACACGCTCAAGTGGACGCTGGGAAGAAACCAGCCCTGGGGAATCCGGGATAAGAAAGAGGAAGCACCACAGCAACAAGCCATCACAATATCATGGGCAGGCGGTGATGTAGCTGTCAGCGCACATGACGAGGACAGCGTGACAGTCAGCACGCAGCGGCAGGAGATCGTTAAGCACTAGGGATGTGCTAGAAGATATGGGGGAATGTGTGTGTATATCACATCCTGATCGAGACCGAGCTACGCGCGAGAACACCACCCCCGCCGTTTGGTTTTGAAATACTATATGTTGTGGTTTGAGCATTCAGCGGATAGGGTGATTTGCTAAGTGCTTGATAACAAACAATTGCTTAGGCGCATAATAGTGATTATGTTAAATTTATGACCCGCCGACCCCTACCCCCCGCAGAACCGCCCGCCACCTGCATACACGTAATATACCTGCACAGGAGTGTCTCACACACACGTTGCCATGGAGCCTAACACACATGCATTCTTTGCGCATCTGACGCTTCTTAGGGAGGCTGCTAGGGATGCTAGCGGTGATGAGCGGGTACATGCTCAGGTTCTGTTGATTGACTTATACGAGCGGATGTTGGAGCGTGCTGGTGTAATGGTGTTCCGCGATGGAGAGACAGAGCATTGAAGATTGAGATACCTTATGAGCCGCGTGCATTGCAGATGATGCTGCACAATGAGATGCAGGCGAAGCGTTGGGGTGTTGTTGTTTGTCATCGTCGTTTTGGAAAGACGGTGTGGGCGATTAATCACATTCTCAGGGATGCGATTATGAACAGCAAGCCCTCGCCGAGATATGCGTATATGGCACCGACTTATCGTCAGGCTAAGAATGTAGCTTGGGATTATTTAAAGCAGTTTGCTGGGAAGATACCCGGTGTGAAGTTTCACGAGACTGAGTTGCGGTGTGATTTGCCTACTGGCGGCAGGATTTCTTTGCTGGGTGCTGAGAACCCGGATAGTTTGCGAGGGATTTATTTGGATGGCTGTGTGATGGACGAGGTTGCACAGATGCCTGAGAATGTGTTCCCAGAGGTCATACGGCCAGCGCTGAGTGACCGTAAGGGCTGGGGTGTGTTTGTTGGTACTCCTAAGGGGCATAACGCGTTCTATGAGCTTTATGAGCAGTCTGCTGCGAATGATGATTGGTTGACTGCGATATATAAGGCTTCAGAGACTGGGTTGCTGGATAATGAGGAATTGTCTGCTGCTCAGAATATGATGAGTGCAGATCAGTATGCGCAGGAATTTGAGTGCAGTTGGAATGCGAATGTTCCGGGTGCGATTTACGGTAAGGATTTAGAGGAGATAACGGCGTCTGGTCGTATAGCTAATGTTCCTTATGATCCTTCTGTGCGTGTTGATACGTGGTGGGATTTGGGTGTTGGTGATAGTACGGCGGTTTGGTTTACGCAGAGTGTTGGCCGTGCTGTGCATGTGATAGATTTCTATGAGAATAGGAATGAGGGATTGCCGCATTATTGTAAGGTTCTCTCGGAGAAAAAGTATTTGTACGGGGATCACAATGCGCCGCATGATATAGAGGTGCGTGAGCTTGGTAGTGGTAAGAGTAGGCGAGAGATTGCTTGGGATCTTGGTTTGAATTTTCGTGTTGTTCCTAAGCTTCCTGTTGAGGACGGGATACACGCTGCGCAGATGTTGATACCTCGATTGTGGTTTGACCGTGAGAAGTGCAGGGATGGTTTGGAGGCGTTGCGGCAGTATCACCGGGCGTATAATGAGAGGACGCGAAGTTTTCGTGCTTCGCCGGTACATGATTGGAGCAGTCACGCTGCGGATGCTTTTAGGTATTTTGCTGTGGGGCTTAGGGAAACGCGGGATCGATCTAGGGCACCGCAGAGACAAGCGGTCATGGAGTATGACCCTTTTGCAGCATGAGGTAGGCTATGGGATTTTTTGATGATTTAATGGCTGCGATTGGCGTTGGCCCGACTGAGCTAGAGGATAAGACATCTGAGGATAAGTTGGGTGTGAGTAAGGTAAAGACTAAAATGAAGCCTAAAGACCTTAGCGATCACTTGGATATTATTACGGGTGATGTTGCGTATGGCTTGGGGATTTCTACGGACAAGCCCTATGGCTATGACGAGCGCACTGCGCAGTCACAGAGAATGGCGCAGTCTGAACAGATGAAGGCAATGCGGCGTGAGATTGACAGGCCTGCTGAGCGGCCAAAGGGCCCTGCGCCGTCTCCTGATGCGGATACGGCTGACGGTGCGTCAGAGGCTGCGGTTCCCGGCGCTAATGAGGTGTTGAAAGGTGCAGCACCAGATGGCTCTACTGAGGCGGCTGCTATGACGGCTGGTAAAAAGGGTCGGAAAAGCACGATATTAACGGGGCCGCAGGGATTGCTTGCTGATCCTGATACAACGCGCCCTCGTCGTTCTTTAATGGGTTTGATCAAATGATGATTAAAAAACAGCCTCAGAATATTGCTGGTATGATGGGGCAGATTTCTTCGCAACCGGCGCAGGGAATGAAGGCGGCAACGATTGACCCGTTGGAACGCCTACAGCAGCGCATGGTGGGTCGCACCCAAGGCGGGGCCATAGAGGGCGTAAAGAAAAAGAAAAGTATGCTGAATAGCTTTAGGATGGTGTAATGGCGCAAGTTTCTCCGATAGTGACGCAGCTTGAGCGTCGATATAAGACGTTGCAGTCTCAGAGGTCTAACTGGGAAAATCATTGGCAGCAGCTAGCTGATTATATGCTGCCGCGTAAGGCAGATATTACGAAGAAGCGCACGCAGGGTGATAAGCGCACTGAATTGATTTATGACGGCACTGCTATTCATGCGGTAGAATTATTGGCGTCTAGTCTGCATGGTATGCTTACCAGTCCTAGCACGCCTTGGTTTTCTATGCGTTTCCGCGATCAGGAACTGCAGCGCAGTGATGAGGCGAATGAGTGGTTAGAGAGTAGCTTGGATCAAGTGTATCAGGCGTTTAATCGGTCTAACTTCCAGCAGGAGATCCATGAGCTTTATTATGACTTGGTGGTCTTTGGTACTGCTGCCTTCTATGTAGAGGGCGATGGCGATGGGTTGCGGTTTAGTTCTCGGCATATAGCGGAGATACTGATTTCTGAGGATGCAGAGGGCCGCGTTGATACGGTGTATCGTAAGTTTAAGCTAACGGCGCGTGCGATTGTTATGCGTTTTGGCGAAGAGAACTCACCGCGTGCTGTTCTGGCTGATCAGAAGAATGACCCGTACAAAGAGCATGAGGTCATACACGCTGTGTTTCCAAGGGCAGAAGCCAAGGGAAAGATGGCAAAGAGTAAGCCTATTGCATCTGTTTATTATCATCTCGCTAGCAAGCAGATCTTGAGCGAGGGTGGTTTTGATGACTTCCCGTTTATGGTGCCGCGTTTTAATAAGGATAGCGTAAGCAGCTATGGTCGATCGCCAGCAATGACTGCGTTGCCAGATGTTAAGATGGTTAACAAAATGTCAGAGGTGACGATCAGGGCTGCGCAGAAGCAGATTGACCCGCCCCTTATGGTTCCAGATGACGGGTTTATGCTGCCGGTAAGAACAACGCCGGGTTCTCTGAATTTTTATAGATCTGGCACGCGTGATCGGTTAGAGCCTTTGCAGATTGGTGCAAACAATCCGCTGGGTTTGAATATGGAAGAACAGCGGCGCAATGCTATTAGGCAGGCGTTTTATGTTGATCAGTTGCTTTTGGGTGAAGGCCCATCAATGACAGCAACTGAAGTGTTACAGCGCAACGAGGAAAAGATGCGATTGCTTGGGCCCGTTTTGGGGCGGCTTCAAGCGGAACTCCTTCGTCCTCTCATATCTCGCTCGTTTGCGCTGTTGCTCCGGGAGGGTCTTCTTCCCCCCGCCCCGGAGCTTTTACAAGGTCAGGACATTGACATTGAGTATGTCTCGCCGCTTGCGAAGGCTCAGAAGCTGACAGATCTGCAGGGAATGTTGCGCGGGTTTGAGGTGTTAACGCAGATCGGTGAGGTTGCGCCTGTGCAGGATTACTTAGATCCAGATAAGCTGGTGCAGTATCTTGTTGAGGTTACTGGTATGCCAGCGCGGGTTATTCGTAGCAATGAAGAGATTGCGCGGATACGGCGGCAGCAGGCAGAGCAGGCGCAGGTTGTGGCGCAGCAAGAGCAGGACATGATGCAAGCGCAGCAGGCGCAGCAGGTCGCTCCGCTGGTCAAGGCTATTAGCCAATGAACAAAGTAGAGGAATTAAAATTAGCGTATCGTCGCACGTTTAATACAGAGGACGGTGAGCAAGTAATGAGTGATCTCAAGAAGCGTTTTAGCTTTGAGGCAACCACGTTTTCGGGCGATCCATATCAATCTGCATTTAACGAAGGACAGCGCGCAACAGTGTTGCTAATCGCCCGGATGCTGTCCGACGAGAAGGAACCACAATGAGCGAAGAGGCAATCCAAGATACTGGATCTCAAGAAGTCGCAGAGGCGGCACCGGCTAACTTTCTGGAAAGCTTACCAGAGGATTTACGGTCTGAGCCGTCATTAAGAAATTTTCCTGATCCTGCTTCACTGGCAAAAAGCTATATACATGCGCAGCGTATGATCGGAGCGGATAAGGTGCCGCTTCCGGGCAAGAGTGCCACGCCTGACGAGTGGCGCGCTGTATATCAAAAGCTTGGCGCACCAGATCAGGCTGATGCGTATGAGATACAGTTTGAAACCGCTGATTTCACTGACACTGAGTTAAACGGTCTAAAGGCTGCAGCGCTTGATGCGGGGCTAAACAATACGCAGGCCCAGCGCATTGCGGCGTATCTTGAGGAAACGCTAACGGGTGCTAGGTCTGGCTTTGATGAGGCTGCGGAAGATTTAAGGCATCAAGGTGAGCAACAATTACGTCAAGAATTTGGCCGAGCGTTTGATCAAAAGGTTGAGCTTGCTCAGAAAGCTGCTCATACATTGCTTGGCGGCACTGAGATTTTTGATGAAATCACATTGGCAGATGGTCGTATGTTGGGAGATCATCCGCAAATCGTTAAGATGTTTGCCGGTTTGGCTGAACAGATTGGTGAAGACAGTCTGGAAGGCGCGCCGACAGAAATGATTATGACCCCTGACGAGGCATCACGGCAAATTGCTGAGATGACTGGACGCGGCGGGCCATACTGGGATAAGATGCATCCAGAGCATGAGAGCTATGTACAACAGGTTCTTACGCTCCGGGAGTATCTATAGTGGATAACCGAAAGGCCCACGCATCATGCCTGTGTGTCAGGTGGAGTGACTGCCCAAGCAGTAAGCATTGGCCCCGCAAGGGATAACCACGCGCAGCAATCTGTAACGTAAACTGTAGAAAGGTGAGACAATGTCTTCACAAATCACTACGGCTTTTGTCAATCAGTTCTCCGCGAACATCCAGATGCTTTCACAGCAAATGGGTTCACTACTGCGTCCTGCAGTTGATGTGGAAACTGTGAATGGCGAGAAAGCCTTTTTTGATCAGGTCGGTAGCGCTGCTGCTGTTCTGAGAACTACTCGGCACGCGGATACACCGCTGATCGATACCCCTCACAGTCGTCGTATGGTGACGATGTCTGACTATGAATATGCGGATCTGATTGATGATCAGGACAAAGTTCGCTTGTTGGTAGATCCGACTTCGACATATAGCCGTGCTGCTGCTGCAGCTATGGGCCGCGCAATGGATGATGTGATCATCTCTGCTGCTCTTGGCAATGCAAAGACTGGTAAAGACGGTTCAACAACAACTGCCTTTGACAGCAGCAACCAAATCGCTGTGGGTTCTCCCGCCACTGGTTTGACGCTGGCAAAGCTACTGGAAGCCAAGGAAATCTTGGATGCCGGTAGTGTTGACCCATCGATCCCACGTTACATCGTCGTATCTCCTAAGCAGATTTCTAATCTGTTGGGTGACACCACGGTAACTTCAAGTGACTTCAACACTGTTAAGGCTTTGGCTCAAGGCGATTTAAATCAGTTCGTTGGCTTCACATTCATCACATCAAACCGCTTGGGTGTTGATTCATCCAGCTATCGCCGCGTAATTGCTTTCGCTAGCGATGGTATCAAGCTTGCAATTGGCAAAGAGCCAACTGCACGTATTGATGAGCGCGCTGATAAATCTTACGCAACGCAAGTCTACTATTGCCAATCTGTGGGTGCTACACGCATGGAAGAAGCAAAAGTAGTCGAAGTGTTGTGTTCTGAAGCGTAAGGAGAATAGGACATGGCTACTGTTTATTCAGTTCAACAGACTAATGCGACTGCAGATCCTGTTGTTAAAAACCCATCGAATGTTCTTAGCGGTCGTATCCGCGTAGCGCATGGTGTGTACGAAGCAGCTTCTTTGGCATCTGGCGATGTCATTCAGATGTTTGTACTGCCTGATGGGGCACGTTTGCTTGAAGGCTCACTAGCGCATGATGCTCTAGGAAGCTCGACAACATTGTCGGTTGGTTATGCTGCGCATACCAATTCTGCCGGCACTGCTGTTTCTGCTGCCGCTGCTGCTTACAAAGCTGCTGCTGCTTCGACTGCTGCCCAAAAGGTGGACATCTTAGCAACTTTAGCTTTGGGCTCTGGCACTGTAACAGATACCAATGAAGACGGTATGATTGTTACTGCCACAATGGGCGGTGCTGCTGGTACTGGAACCATTGAGGTGACCATCAAGTACGTGGTTGATTAAGACCTACAGAGCGGGGCGGGCAACCGCCCCCTCTTTTTACATGGAGATGCTTAATGTCTAGCGTGATTGATATTGCCAACAATGCTCTGAACTTGATCGGGGCGTCTAACATTATTAGCTTAACTGAAGACAGTAAGGCGGCGCGCATTGTTAATCAGCGATACACAAGCATCCGCGATGCAGTCTTCCGGGCGCATCCTTGGAATTGCTTGATCCGCAGGGCAGAGTTAGCGAAAGATACTGTTGGCCCAGTGTATGGTTATGAGAATTCTTTTCAACTGCCTGCAGACCCGTTTTGCTTGCGCGTATTAGAGTTTAACAACGGCAGTATGGGATACCCGCAGGACAACATGAAAAACTCAAAAGGCGGGCCAGTCTTTGTTATTGAGGGCAGGAAGCTTTTGACAGATGAGGGCACGGCTAAGATTAAATACATTGGCAAGATTACAGATGCGGCTGAGTATGATGCGACATTAACTGACACGCTGGCCGCACGGTTAGCGCAGGAAATAGCATATGCAATATCTGGATCTACCACAATGATCCAGCTTATGGCTTCTTTGTATGACGCCAAGTTAAAAGAAGCGCGGTTTGTGGATAGTACAGAGGGTGCGCCGCAAAAAATAGAGGCCAGCGACTTTATTGAAGCGAGGTTCTAATGGCGCGATCTGCTCCAGCGTTTAGCTCTTTTACGGCGGGCGAAATCAGCCCAAAGTTTGAAGGCCGCATAAACATTGAAAAGTATAAAGAGGGCTTGGCCGATCTAACTAACATGATCGTTATTCCTTCTGGTGGTGTTACGCGAAGACCGGGCTCAGAGTTTCTAGGCGAGGTGAAAAGCAGCAGCGTAAAAACGCGGTTACTTCCATTTCAGTTCAAGTCTTCTGACACGTATATTCTGGAGTTTGGCAATCAAATCATGCGCGTGTATCGCAATGGCGCGCAGGTTCTGGATGCTTCAGCTAAGGCAATAACAGCAATTACGAAAGCCAACCCCGGCGTTATTACGAGTTCCGGCCATACACTAAGCAATGGTGATGAGGTTTTCGTTGCTGGGATTGGCGGCATGACTGAGTTAAATGGGCGTAACTATCTCGTTGCAAACTCTACAACAAACACATTTACGCTGACAGATCTATTCGGCAATGCAGTAAATACAACGTCATTTACAACTTATACATCTGGCGGCACAGCAACAGAGATATTTGAAATTGCCACGCCATATGCAGAAGCAGATCTGTTTAACATACGTTTTGTGCAGTCTGCGGATACACTGTACTTGGTGCATCCAAGCTATGATGTAAGAAA